AACGTTAAAATTTCTTTCACAAAGATAATTAAAATATTTTAATAAACAACTATTTTAAAAAAATCTTTCAATTTCTTCTGAAATAATTTCGTTATCTATTCCGAGCCATTGAGAAATAACGGTTTTGCAATCTGAATAAAGTTTATTAAATTCTGTTTCTTCCATATTAGAAAAAGAAATACTATTTGTTTCTTGTGTAATTTCTCCTGTAATTGCGTTTGTACGTTCTGTAAAATATCCAGCGTGTTTAATTATATCTTTTCGCATAACGTCTAAAATAGTATAAGCTTCTTGATTTTCAAAAGCTAAATTCATTAATGCAAAGAATAACCTATGAAATTTTATATTACGTTTTTTCTTGTATTCAATTTCGATTATTTCGTTTGGCTTAATCTTGCTAAATAATTCATGGTCTGAATTATAAGCAGGCTTTAAAAACCCGTTATTTGTTTTTACTACTTGTATTTTCATAATTTATTTATTTCTTGTTTAACTTTTAACCAATATCTTTGTCTAATATTCGGCACTTCAAAAGATGTTTCATAAATAAACTCATCAACTAGAATCAATAAGCATCTTTGAGCATAAAAATCTTTCATTTTAAAGTTATCAAACATTTCAGAATCACTATCTATATTTTTAAATTTAAAAAATAAATATTTTGCTTTTTGTTTTGGTGTCATAATTTCGATTTTATATGTTTAAACGTATAATGTACGTTATTTAATTGTTTTTATATCTTTTTGCGTATAATTACGTTCTTGCTGCATCTTAAATTTAATTGACTTAATAGAAAGTATATTACAACTTTCAAAGTTAGTTAATTTAATATTCATTAATCTTCTTGTTTCCTGTTGTATTATACACTCACTTTCTAAGTAAGTTTGTATTTCATCTTTAGAAGTCAAGTTCTGCATCTTCGTTGTATTGGTTATCAAATGGGTCTGTTGTTCCAAATGCTTCTGCTGGTGTTGCTATTATTTGCGGTTTTGCTTCCGGAAGTTCTTTTGGCTCAAATTCTTTATGTTCATCTATTAAGCAGTAAGTAGGTATTTCAGCACCCTTATCATAATAACGACCGCTCGGAATATGATAGTCAAATTCTACTTGCCCACCTATTTCACCTTGAAACTTCATTTTTGTTTTAAGGTTTTCAAATACCGTTTTAGGCTCTTGTTCTTCATCACCAAAGAAACGATAAACACTAAAACCATCATGTGTTTGGTTTCTAAAATCTGAAGAACCACTAACATCGTAAAGAGTAGGACTTGCATAAAGTCCGTTAATATCTTTTTGCATTTTAGTTGGATGAGCAACAAGAAATATAATTACGTTATTCATTTGAGCAAACATTGTAAGTTTTGTTAAAACCTCGTTTATTTGCTCCAGCCTGTTACCTTTTCCATTAAAACCTAATTTATTAAAAGCATCAATTACAAAAATATCAATACCATAATTAAACATTTGTTCTTTAAACTTTTCAAATAACCAATCCCATGTAGGAAACTCTCCGTTTTCCGTTCCTGTTAAGTATATTTTTTCTTCCGCCCATTCTTGGTATCTGTTTATTTCTTCTTTTGATATTCTTGGACAGTTAACATTCTCTTTAAAAAAGTTCTTACCGTAAACTTTCTCAATAAAAGTCGTGTGGTGTAATTCAAACGGGTGATGTTCTGGACTGAAAAAAGAAACTTTCATTTTATAATCTCTTACCAAATTTAAAACATACCATTCCGTAAAATTACTTTTACCGTGTGATGGTATTCCAGTACCTGTAATTAAATGCCCTCGCATTACAGAAAATATATCTTTTAAGTTACCAAAAGAATGGTGCTTTGGATAAATTGTTTCCGGCATACCATTATCATACAAATCAAATATATTGTCTATAACATCTGAAACTTTAAAAGTTCCACTTACAGGATATTTATTTGTATTTCGTATTGACTTTTCAAGAACTCCGTTTATTAAATCTTCGTTTGCATCTTTTCCTTCAAACTCTACACGTTCGCATCTGTAACGCCCTAACCTTTGTACAATCTTTTCCGCTACATTGTTTCCGCTTTCGTCGTTATCTGTTGCAATGTAGAATTTTTTAATATCTTTTAAATACTTTTCAGAATTTGCCCAGTAGTTATCATTATCATTTGCACCGTTAGGAATAGAAATAGCGTTTTTAATTCCTATTTGATATAATGCAAGAACATCAAACTCACCCTCTACAATATAACATTCATCTTCACCTATAATTGAATTAATATTATAAAATATTGGTTTACCATTTTTACTTTGCGTAAACTTTTTACCACCAGAACGGTATTTTTTGTTTACAAGCGTATCACTTTCAAAGTAATTAAAAACAATGTTATTAACTTCCTTTTGTAAAGCAGGTTGATAATATTTTTCTTCTGTAACATCAAAGTGATTTAAAGTAAATTGTTTAATCTTTCTTACATCTTCGACATACTTCACCAAAGAATCAGATAAAGAAGTGTAGTTTTTCCAATTTTGAATAGGCAAGGTGTAACTTTCTTTTACAATTGAACTCTCAATACTATCTTTAAAAAATAATGCGTTACAGCCATCATTAAAGCATTTTGCAGTCCCGTTATTATGCCATATTGTTAAACTCTTATCAGCTTTGTTTTTTCTACCATCATGACAAACAGGACATTTTATTTTAGAAGTACCGTTTGTTTTATTCGTTTGGATTAAGTCCCAATTTTGTATATTATAACTCATGATATTCTTCTTTTAGGTAATGACAATTGCGTAACTTCTTTATTAAACCATTCAGCTTTAAAACCGCCCCAACTTTTAATTACACATTCTTCTATTATTTTATTTTTATCATGCTTTGTCTTTTCAACTTCCTTTATGAAATTATTAAAAGCAGTTTTAGTATTAGTTAGTTTTTTTGTTTTTCTAACCTTTAGCCATTCAGAAACTAAATCTTTATTAAAACCATAATCAATTAAAGAACTATAAAAACTAAAAGCCAAAGGCGTATTTATATTTTCTTTTATTACATTATCATTTACATTAACATTTACATTATCACTTACAGTTGAATTTCGTACGTTTTCGTTAACGACCGTTGAACGCTCGTTGGATTTCGTTGCTCTTAATTCAGCACTTTTTTTACCTGCTTCGCTTCTTTGTTCTCTTTGCGTTTCCCATTTCTTTAAATCACGTTTTAAAGTGCTTTTAATCTGCTCGAATAACGCGTTTATAATATAATCGTCATTAGTTGGGTTTTCGTCATTAACGTATGAAAAAACGTGTTTAATTAGTTTGCCTGCAACTTCATCTGGTAATGCTTTAAACATTCCGTGCCAGTCTGAATAAGCTATAAATGATTTTTTATCTGTTGCCATTTTGCCCCCCTTTCTTTGGTGTACCTATTAAAGTTGTGAAGTTACCTTTTTCTAAAGTAGAAAAACTTGAACCACCATCTATTAAATTTTCACTTTCTGTAATTTTGTTTATTTCAGTACGTAGAGTTTTTGCAAATTTAATTGCAGTTGATTTATCAAACTCAAAATAAATAATATCATTATAAATTGTTATTAAATTAGAATCAGGACATTTTTGTACTGATAAATAATTTCCTCCTTCTGAAATAAACTTTAATTCAAATTTTGCCATAATAATAACCGTTTTGATAGCTACGGATAAACTGTTAAGTTAATTGTAAAAGAAAACCCCATTCGTTTGGTAGTGTTGTGGAACGTACCTCCCGAATAGGGTTTATATAATTTTTTATATTTTAGCATTGCGTTCCACTTCAATACTTTTACAAAGATAATCTTTTATTCTTTAAAAACAAATAATTTAGTAAAAAAAGCCTTTAGTTTCAATACTTCATTCCTAAAGGCTAATAACTAACCAACTAAATTATGAAAGACAAATTTACTAAAATTATTTTAATAAATGCTAATTATTTAATAAATATTTTGACTTTTTTATTTGTTCTAATTCTTTAGCTTTTTCTGAAACTTTTAAAGTGGTCGAATTCGACCACTTTAAAATTATATTTTTATTACTTGTTTGTTACATTTTAAACATTTTCCGCTTAGTGTTATTTCATGTATTTGAAACTCATCTTCTATTGAGTTTAAACAATCTTTAAATCCAACGCAATTTAATAGAGAAAGTTGTTGTGTTAAATTATCAGTATAACGCTTAAATTCAATTTTATCAAATTTATAATTTGCAATATCAACTATTACCATTGCGAATTTATCTTTGTCATATACTGCTTTTAAAAATCCACTTTGGTCATTTTTTCCTTGTATTTTTCTAATGTTTTAAAAAAAGCATCATGAATATTTCTGTTTTCTAATCTAATTGTAAAATCAACATCATAATCTTTGTATTCATTTTGTAAATCATCAATAAATGTTTCTAAACAATTGCAATAAAGTAGTTGCGCAAGTTTTTTAGCTCCTATTTTTTCACAAAATAAAAATATAGTAGCAATACTTAATTTATCTTCAATATTTAATAAGTATCTTGTTGTTTCGTAAATTATTTTTTCAATTTTCATTTATTTTTATATTGAATTTCTATTTTTTTTATATTAATCATTTGAGATACTAAATTACATATAGCATTTGCTTGTTGTATGTAGTCTTTATCATTTTTAACTTTATGAATAGCTTCAGTTAATATTGAGTTTAAATCAATGTTAACTTCATTATTTTCTTTTATTATTTCCATTTCTTTTGTTTTTAATATTGTTTTTTTATTTAGCTTAACTTCTTCTAAAGATTCTAAAAAAATATTAATTTCATTTAAAAAAAAATTATATGACCTAGATTTAGTTATTACAACATAAACTGAATTTACTTTTTTCCATTTTTCAATTAGTATATTTTTTCCTTTATAACTATACTCTTTTCCTATTAAATTATTTAGTCTTTCTTCCATTTTATTAATTCTTTTTTTAACTCAATATTTAATTCATAAAGATTTATTATTTCTTCTGACATCTTCCTTATCTGTTCTTCTTTATTTTGTTTTCCATTAATCATTTTACTATAATAATGTGTACAAACAGATGATGCAGTTCTATTTATTTTTAGAGAAGCTATGAAAAAAGCATCTCTTAAATGTTCTGGATTTCTATCAACTTCTTTTAATATAACTTCTTCCTGTTCTAAAGTCCATTTAGTTGCCATAGTTTCTGATTTCTTTTTGTAAATATCTTTGAATGTCGTTAATTTCTTCGTTGTTAACTCCTTTTTTAGCTAATATAATTTGATAGTTTATAATAGATTCTAACTGTGTTTTTAATTCCATAATTTTATTTATTTAATTATACGTTCAAATTCAAACCCGTGTTTTATATAAACACCTTTTCTTGTAGCATTTACTAATGTAGTTGGTTGTATTCCTGTCATTTCTTTAATATCATTTTTATTATAGCATCCTTTTCCGTCAATAGTAAATAAAACCATAGAATCTTTATTACTCATTTTTAAATGTTCTATGTTGTGACATAACTCTAAAGGCTCTAAACCTTGCTTTACTCTTTCTATGTCATTCCATAAAGCTTTATTATAATTTTTTATATGTTCATTCCAAACCTTATACTTTTCGCTTTCTTTTCGTATTGGCTTTAATATTTCCAGCACTTCTGTCATTGTATATCTCATAATTGCTCTAATGTTAAAAAGTTAAGTTTACTTGGTATTATTAAAATATTCCTATTTACATATACTTTTTCTTTTTTGCTATCCATAAATTGAATAAGCTTGTTTTTTTGATTTTCAGAATAGTAAAATGCATTATTTTCTACAAAACAATATTTTAGATTTAATTCTTTAATTCTTAATTTTGTTGGAGAAACACTTCTATTAATTAATTTAGCCAATTCCCTTACTGTATAATATTTCATTATCTTAAAATTTTGTTAGTTATTCCGTTCATACTTTTAGGGTCTTTTCCATATGCTTCATACATTAATATTAAATTTTCAGCATCATAAATTGGAACTTGCGCGATTACCTTAATAAAGTTTTCGTAAACTTCATACACTTGGCTCGTTTCATTTTCTTTAGCATTGAAAAAATTATCATAATGTTTAACTTCCACCTCTTTTAAAGCATCAATAGTTCTGTTAATATGCATTTTAAGGCTGCTTTTAAACACTTTAGCACTTTGTAAGTCTGTTAATATGTTTGAACTAATTTGCATTGCCAAAACGCTTGTTATTATCTTATGCGTTATTATTTCTTGCTGTGTCATAATTTCTATTTGTTTATTATTATGGTACAAATCTAATTAAAATATTTTAATTAAAAAAACATTTTAACATTTATTTTATAAAAAAAAACCACCTCGTTAGAAGTGGCTTAGTTAATTAGTTGTTTTTTAGCTCTTTAGCTTTTTTCATACCATTTAGCTTTTTTTAAATCTTGATCAATTGGTTGGTTTGGTTTTTCTCCAACTCTCATTCTATATTTAAAAGCACACATTTCACAATGTGCAATTAACTTTTCTTTACCCCAAATATTAAACATCATTTCAATAACTTCTTTTGAATAATTTTGATAATGTGAAGGGTTTACGTAGTCGTATTCTTTATTTACAACTTCGTAATTTACTTTAATTTCGTTTACTTCTTGTAAGTCTGTAAAGTGTGAAACTAAACTATCTATAGAAATGAATTGTAATATATCCATTTCATTGATAAGAAAAACCCCTATTTCATTAAAATCTTTTATCTCGTAAATATTATTTTTATATAAAAAACTCCAAAAATCAGTTTTGCATAAATATTTATCGCCTTTTTTAATTTCTCTCATAATTTTGTTTTTTGAAAAAGCTCCATCCAATTAGATGGAGCTTCTAAGTTAAATGTTTCGATTAATAGATATAATTCTTTAAAAGGGAAAACTATCAACGTCTGGTATTTCATCACTCTGAAAAGGTGCAGCACCATTATTTTGACTTTCTTTTAAATTAGCAAAGTAAAACTTATCTTCTTTTTCAGCACCTTTAAAAGTTCCTCTAATACTTGCAATATTTCCGTATTGGTCTACTTCATCTTTTACATAAACATCAATGTTTAAATAAATTTTTCCGTTTTTTTCGCTTTTAGTAAACGCTTTACTTCCTGCTTTTGCTTGTTCTAATAATTTTGAAAAATCAATTGAACCATAAAATGACTGTGCCATAATTAAAATATATTTAAATTTGCCTACCTTTTTTTGTTGTTGTCGGCTCTTCAACTTTTATTATAAATTATTAAATTCAGTTTCTTGTTCTTTTGTAACAATGTATTTTGCTTTCACTTGCTGAATAGTGAAATTGCCTTGTTTTGCTTTTTGTAAAATTTCAGTTGTTGCTTTTTGTTTAGTTGGTGCAACAACTTTATTTCCGTCGTCATCTTCAGCTTGTAAGCCTAAAAGACTTTGTAAAGTATATCTTCTATAATATGTAATTGCAGAACCAAGTTTTTGAGGGTCTGTTAAGTTTGGTAACTCAATTTCACTACTTACAAAATTACCACTTTCAACTTCATAAATTACGCTTTTTACTTTATTGTTTTCAATAGGCTGCAAAAGTAGTAAGTTGTTCTTTTCTAATAATGGCTCAATTTGTTGTATAAGACTGTTAATGTCGAAATACTTCGATTTAAAGAAAGGGTTTGTTTCAGTTTTTGAAAGTGTACCAACTTCTTTTTTTACGTTTGCTAATGCTTTTAATAATTCTTTCATAACTTATTTATTTCTAATTTCAAAAATTCGTTTTTGTTCGTCGTGGTACGCTTTTAAACGTATCTTTTTAATAACTTCATCTTGTTGTTCTAATTCAGTAGATACTTGTTTTACTTGCAATCCTAAATGATTAAGATACATTTTTTTATCGTTTCCAAGTTCATTATATTGTTCTTCTTGAAGTTTTAGATAATACTCTTTAGTCGCGCTCATAATTTAATATACTTTAATAATTTTTTTATTGTTGTAAAATTGTGTTTCAATAACAACTCCTGTACTTAGTTTTTCAAAAGTTACTCTTTTAGGCTTTCTTAAAAGTTTATTAGCCCAACTTCTAAAAGTTACTGCTTTTCTTAATAGTTTCATAATTATTTTTTTAGTAGTTCAATTGCTTTGTTAATTTTATTTTTAGAATAAACGTTTATTCTTTGAGCGTCGTTTGCTTCTTCTAATAGTTTTATAACCTCGTTATATTTTTCTATTGATATAGTTTTAAAATCCATTAAGTAAGTGTATTTAGTTTGTTAATAATATTTGGTAGTCTTTCATCCTCTGTAAAAATAAGATTTTCAATTTGTAAATAGTCAATGTCGTATGCGTCAAAAGTAAATTCTATATCTTTGTAATATCCTGTTATCCCCCTTTTAAAATTGTCTTCTTTAATGTTAGAATAGTCTATTTTCTCTCTTGCAGTCTTAATAATTTCTTCTCTTATCAAGGCTATTAAATTAGTTAGTTTCATAATGTTTATTTTTTATTACATAGCAAATATACAAAATAATCTTTAATTAAAATATTTTTATTAAAATAAAATGTAATTTAAATTAATTCTAAATAAAAACCCACCTGTTAAAGTGGGTTGATAAGGTGGGTTGATAAAATTAGTTTTTCCATTTAAAAGTAAAAGGATGGATTGACTTTGTTTTTTCGTGATAATTAAAGAAATAAAAACCACTTTTACCTTTTTTAAAATTAGTCTGAACCCAATTAGATGACGGACTAAACGCAGGAAAATTTAAATACTCGAAAGTTTGAGAAGTTGAACAGTCAAAAATATCTTGATGACTATCGCCTTTACAAAATTCAATTATACTATCTTTAGTTCTTAAATAATGCTCATTAATATAATTATTAATCTTTTCTATTTGCTTTGTGTCTAAAATAGGTTTAAAGCCAAACTTTAAATTTTTACCATCTTTACCGTGAGTTAAAATAAAAGTTCTATTTTTAACTTGGTAATGGTTGATAAACTTTCTTTGATTAATGACTTTTACCTTTTGTGGATAACGTAATTCTATAAACGATTTAAACGCTTGATTAACTACATATCCAAAACTTCCAGCGTGATTGTCATCACAAATATTAACGCACGTTATAACATCATAAAAAGGCGCTAAACTTTCAATTAACTTAACTTTGAAATTAAACCCTACATCAAACGCTTTTTGATTATCCATGTTTTGAGGCAGTTCGTGTCCTTTTCTAACTGTTTCGCCATCCCATCCATCCATAAAGTCGCCTAACTCGTGAATATGTAACTCATTACTTTTCTTTTTATTTAAAGTAAATTGTATCATTTCAGTAAGCCTATTGTTTAAAGTTTCTTCATTCCAAACCCCACCGTATAAAGAGTATCCGTCTGGGTTGCAATTCATTCCAATATGAACATCAGTATAAACAAGTCTATCAAATAAAGCTTCATTAATTCCAAAATAATTAGCTTCGTATTTTATAGGAGTAACTTTGTTTTTAAAAATATTATCAAAATCAATGTTTAAATGATTATCAGTTTGTTCCTCATAAAAAGCAATGTTATAAAAAGGTATTCCTGTATGAGAAACTAATTTAAAACTTCTTACTTTATCAAAATCTAAACCGTAATGTTTACAATACGTTTCAATATTCATTATACCACCATTCGGAGAAACCGCAGTAAAAATATTTTGCTTAGGCTTATAATCGTTTGTTTTTGTTTCAGTTTTAAAATCAAAATTATCTTTTAGTTTTAATAGTTCAATTTCTTGCTCTTTAGATAGTCTATATCTATTGCTTTCATTAGGTTCTAAACCTAATTTTTGAACTTGAACGTTATTAAGTCGGTAACGTCTTACTTTGTTTTTTCCCATAATTTAATTATTAGTTATTAATTCTTTTTTAAATTTATTCCATAAAATATAAGCCGTTATGATTAGAATTATAAGAACTATAATTAACCACATAAACGGATAAACAACACCGCCTAAATTCATTGGCTCTTGCTCTACTTGCTTATTACTACTTTGTAAACTTTTATTTTCTTCAGTTAAAGTTTCAATTGTTTTTTTCATTTCCAATAATCTTTGCTCAACTTTTTTTCTGAATAGATTAAATTCTTCAGTAATTTTAGTAGTGCTTTCTTTTGAAACTACCTTTACATTTTGGTACTCTTTACCACCAATAAAAAAAGGCTTTGAATTGTCTAAAGGCTCGAAGTTAAATTCATTTGTTTTAAGCTCGAAATTTAGCTTATTAGAAATAGTTTCGTTTGTTTCAATTATACTACTATCTTTGCTTTTTTCGTTGCTTAAAACGCTTGTTTCAGTTTTAATATCTTCTTTTAAAGTTTGTTTGTTTACTTTTCTAGCACCGCAAGAAGTGAGTAAGTAAGCTAGAAGAATAGATGTTAAAATTAATTTTGTTTTTTTCATATTATCATACTTTAATTTATTGATTGTTAATTGTTTATAGTATTGTAAAGTTGTATATATACAATAGTTAGTGGCAATACTCCGAAGCCCTACGAACAGCGACATCATAATATTGTTTTTCCTTTTCTATTCCAATTGATTTGCGATTTAGTTTTATACAAGCCAAGTTTGTTGTTCCTGAACCCATTGTGTTGTCTAGGACCATATCGCCCTCGTTTGTGTAGGTTTTTACAAGGTATTCTAATAGTTCCAATGGCTTCTGTGTTGGATGTAATATACCATTTCTATTTGGACAACTAAAATACATAACCGAGTTGGGAAATTTATTGTCTCCGTTTCTGTTTTCTATCTCTCCTAGTTTTGGTTGCGAGTTACTTACGGTCCCAGCTTTATTTATAACCCAATGATTAGGTTTCCCTTTTGTCATTTGTGGATTATAAGTCGGTTGCTTGTTGTAAAATATTAATACATTTTCGTGATATTTCATAGTTCTTTTTTTAGAACTTGCAAAACCAGTAGGGTGTGATTTGTGCCAAATTAGCTCATACTTAAATAAATTAATTTTACTCATTATTAAAGCGCTTGTAAAAGGTTGAGAGCCAAATAAAACTATCGCTCCATTTGGTTTTATAACTCTTTCATATTCATTCCAAAGTTTATCAAATGGTAAAATACTATCCCATTTACATTTTGTCGTTCCATAAGGTAAATCACAAATAATTGCATCAATTGATTTATCCTCAATAAAAGGAAAAACATCAAAGCAGTCAGCGTTCACAAAAGTACTGCCACTAACACGTGCTATACTCAATGCCTTATTCTCGGTTATTTCGTTTTTTAACATCTTTTTGTTTTTAATAATTAACATTCGTTTTCAATTTCGGCACTAAGTATAGCACCATACGTTACCAGCAATGCCAGAACCGACACCGCTAAAACAACCGAAGTTGTGATTTAAAGTCATTAAAACGCTTTTCTTGTTTCTCATAATATTCTTGGTCAATTTCAAATCCTACAAAGTTGAACCCGCCTTTATACGATGCAATCCTACTGCTTCCACTTCCTAAATGAGTATCTAAAATTAAATCATTTGGCTTTGCGTATCTATTCAAAATCCATTCGTATAACTCAATCGGTTTTTGAGTAGGGTGTATTTTATTTTTGTCATCAACTGAAATATGTAATTTTTTATAAACTTTTGCAGGAACTTTGCAATTAGTCCAAGCCATTTCACACATAGCAAAACTAAAATCTTCGGCATTTGATTTTTGCCAAATAATAAAATATTCACTTGTTGGTAATTCAAAGTTATTTGCACCCCAAATGATTTGATTTTTTGAAACTCTAAAAAGTTCGTCAAAATATTCTTTTGTTGGCTTTTCATTATTCCATTGTCCTTTTTCGCTTCCGTGTTTATTTACGTGGCTACCACCTTTTTTAAACCGTTCTAATCCATAAGGCGGGTCAACTATTGCCAAATCAAAATGGTTATCGTTAAAGCGTTTTAATGCCTTTACACAATCTTCCAAATAAACCTCCGAAGAAGGCACTGCTGGTAACACTGTATAACCGTCAATGGCGGGGTTAGTGCTTAATCCAGCGTTTGTGCTTTCTTTTATGTTCTGTTTTTTATTCATACTTTTTGCTTTTTAATCCGCCACTGCGGTTATACTTTTACGTTATAAGAAATAGCTACGATTAGTTTTCATAAGAAACTATTTCAGCTCTAACCTTCTGAAAAAAATCTAATTCTATTGCTTCAAATTCACTTCTATCTTCATTGAAATATTTTAATAATGATAGAGTTTTACTTTCAAGTTCATCAACTGCAATTAAAGCACATTGTTTTGCTTGTGTATTAACAGGTTCGTACGTGTGTTTTCTAAACTTACGTATTAATTCTTTTGCTGTTTCTTTTGGTTCCATAATTAATTTTTGTTTAAATTACCCGCTACTTCTTATAACAGCAGTTATAAAACAGCATTTGGTCGGTTATTAATTCATTATTTAGGTTTGTTTTTATTGTCAGTTACGGCTAAAGTGGTATAGGCTTATTTTCTATGCCGTTTTATAGCTGCAGAAACGTTATGTGTAATTAATTATTAACTGTATCTATATAGAAATGGTAAGAATTTATATTTTGCATTGCTTCCATAGTTTTTTTATCTTCTTCTTTTGAAGATATTGATAACATAATTATTTTTGCACACCATTGGCTATTAAATTGTTCGTAATTATCTACATTTTTTGCAACATCTCCCATATTTGTTGCTAAATAAACTCTCATTGCATTTTCTGTAAGTGTCATATTTTTATTGATTTTAAAAACTACACATAACACTGCATATATTCAATAGCTACTATATGCTTAATTTAATGTTAGTGTGTGTTTGGTTATTAATTGTTAAATTTTTACTTTATTTTTTAGTTTTACGCTACTGAAATATATGCTTTAACGTTGTAAAACATTAAAACGATTTTACAACAACGTGTATAAATAATTAAATTACTACTTCCTGCCAATCAGCACGTTTTGGTAACTCCATCCACGCAATAACACCAAAGCCTTTTTGGTCAAGCGTGTTATCTATCCATGCATCGCCATTTAACACAAGTTCGTCATCAATCCAAATCTTCCATTTACCATCTTTTAGGTATGCTAAATGTAATTCGTCATCGTAATTAATAGTTACCAAAACTTTCTTTAGTTCTTCGGGTAATCTTTCGTTTATATCTATCCAGTTTGTTTTCATAATTCCGTAATTTAACTATTCATACACAATACGTTATAAGAAATAGCTACGATTCTTTTTCAGTTGAACTTATATGTTTTTTATACATTAGATATAATTCATATTCAGTATAAAATAAAGTTTCGTTTATATAGTGCTTTTGCCATTTTTTAAATTTTCTACTATATCTAAAATCATTTGTAGACACCCACTTTAAAAAATCTATTAAAATTTCTCTATCCATAATTACTATTTGTGTTTATACCCGCTACTTCTTATAACAGCAATTACCCGCTATTGCTACTTTGTGATTAATTTAAACTTTGTTTCGTACCTTTCAAATTCGTGTTAATCTGAAAGATGGTTTTGTGCTTTTACGCAACAGACGTGTAGCTGCGAAACGTTATAAGCTAGTTTAAACCTAACTTACTACGAACAGAATTGACACATTCATTAAAATTATTTTTTTGTTTAATTTTTTCTTTTTGTTCTAATTTTTTAAGTTTTTTAAGCGCTTTTAGTATAGTTAATCTACTTGGTCTATATTTTTCTAAGCAAGTATCATAAAGCCTAATAGATGCGTAAGGTCTGTTTTCTATCCAAATTTCTGCATTTCCTAAATAAGCAGTTGCTTTTGTTGTTCTGCAATAATTTGTAAAATCATGTTTTGCCAAAAGTTCTAAAATAATGCCATCAACTTCTTTAGAATAAGGGTAACTCATTGACCACCAATTAGGTCTAAAAATAAATTGAAGTGATAAAAACCAGTTTATAACAGCATCTTGTGTCAATTGCTCGGTTTGTTTTTTATTTGTTTCCATAAGTTTTAAATTTAATGTTAATTATTATTTGTTGAGTGTGTTTTTTAAATACGCAACTAACACAAGTTGCCAAACGTTAT